ATTCCAAGGTGTGTGCCGGTCACTTAACAACTGGGTGACGCTAGGTAGTCAAAACTACATCGGCCTTGGCACGAACTTGAAGTTCTATATCGAAAACGGTGGGGGCTACAATGATATTACGCCCCTGCGTGCTACTGAGTCGTTAGGCACAGACCCATTTGAGACTACAAGTGGGTCTTCTATCGTAGAGGTAACTGACACTGCAGGTGGGTACTCTGATGGTGACTTCGTTACGTTTAGCGGAGCCACTGCTGTCGGTGGTATTGATGCTGATACGCTGAATAGCGAGTACCAGATTACTATTTCTGGCACAAATACCTACACAATCGACGTTGGTACCGACGCTACGTCATCCGCTACAGGTGGTGGAGCATCGGTGGATGCGGCGTATCAAATCAATATTGGCCCTGCGTTCAACATCCCGCTCACTGGTTGGGGTGCGTCTTCTTGGGGGTCAGGCACTTGGGGTGTGGGTGACACATCTACAGAAGCACTTCGTGTTTGGGCACAGTCTAACTTTGGTGAAGACTTAGTGTTTGGGCACCGTGGCGGTGAGTTGTACTACTGGGATGCTACTGGGGGGCTATCTACTCGCGGTGTATTGGTTTCAGGTCTTAGTGGTGCGTCTAACGTACCAACAGTACAGAACTACATCTTAGTATCTGACATTAGCCGTTTCTTGTTCTGTTTTGGTTGTAATGATCTAGGCTCCGCTACACAGGACCCGATGCTGATTCGTTGGTCAGACCAAGAGAGCGTAACAAACTGGACCCCTGCGTCTACTAACCAAGCGGGTAGCCTACGACTATCAAGCGGTACCGAAATCGTTACGGCACAGCAAGCTCGACAAGAGGTTCTAGTCTGGACTGACTCTGCACTATACTCACTGCAGTACCAAGGTGCACCGATTGTATGGGGTGCGCAGCTTGTTGGTGATAACATCTCCATAGCCTCACAAAACTGTGTGGCCTATGCGTCAGGCATGGCGTTCTGGATGGGTAAAGATAAGTTCTACATGTATGATGGTAGAACACAGCCGTTGAAGTGCGACCTGCGCCGTTACGTGTTCAACGACTTTAACAAACAACAGTATGCGCAGGTGGTTGCGGGAACAAACGAAGCCTACCATGAAGTCTGGTGGTGGTACTGCTCTGCCGATGCTACGCAGACAGACCGCTATGTGGTCTACAACTACCTAGAAAACGTATGGTATCATGGCTCTATGAGCCGCACCGCATGGCTAGATACTGGCCTGCGAGACAACCCGATTGCCGCGACATACAGCAATAATCTAGTTTCACATGAGGTCGGCGTTGATGACAACGAGACAGGCACCACTGCACCGATCCATGCTTATATTTCCTCGGCTGAGTTTGACCTTGAAGACGGGCATAGGTTTGCTTTTGTCTGGCGCATCCTTCCAGACATGACGTTTGACGGGTCAGTCGCGGCGTCCCCGAGTGCTACAATGACACTTCTTCCACTCGTTAATTCTGGGTCGGGCTACTCCTCTCCCGCCTCAGAGGGTGGTTCTAACAATGCTACTGTTACACGTACTGCTACTGTCCCGATTGAGCAGTACACAGGGCAGGTCTACACACGGGTACGAGGTAGACAAATGGCGATTAAGGTAGAGTCCGCTGACGAGGGTGTTACTTGGCAACTAGGGACGCCGCGAATTGATATGCGTCCAGATGGTAGACGGTAATGGCTAACGAGATACAAAGACCTGAAGCACCTGCCCTGCCGTTACCTACGGAGCAGTACAATCGTCCGTTCATGGACCAGTCGTTCAATGTGCTGCGCCTATTTTTCAATCGTCTGTCTAACACGTTAGGTTCATTACTAAGTACGGAAGACGGCGGTAAAGTTCTGTATATGCCTCGTGGGTTGTTTTACAGCACTGTGGACCAGACCGCTGCGGCTACTAATACAGGGTACCCAATAGAGTTTGAAAACACCTATATCGGTAACGGTATAAGCATAGCAGGTGCAGACAACACTCAAATAACAGCGTCTGCTGACGGGGTGTATAACTTTCAAGTTACTATGCAGCTAGAACACAATAATGGTTCCTCGTGCTCTCTATTTGTGTGGATCAACAAAAATGGAACCGATGTAGCTTATGGTGGACACCACCAAGCTATTAAAGGCAATGACTATCACGTTAGTCATTGGAACTTTTCGATTGATCTAACGGCAGGGCAGTACATTGAGATGTATTGGGCAACGGATGACACCGACTTAAATTTGCATTCAGAAGCTGCTACAGCGCCACACCCCGGAATTCCATCAGCAGTGGTTGCAGTTTCCTTCGTAAGTAATCTATAGTGTAAGCACCCTTAACAGAAAGGTGCAAAACATGCTTAGCGAAACACAATTCCTACAACTTTGGGACGCCTGCGTAAGAGAGGCAAAACCGAGACTAGATGGGTACAAGCAACCCGACAACTTAGACGTACAAGTCACAGAAGAAGAAATGGGGCTAGATAGCCTCGACAAAGTGCTAACACTCACGCTGTTAGCAGACATATACAGCATCCCTGCAGAAGAAGAACACAACGTACCAAACGTGTCTCTGCGCGATCTGTATGCTTGGTTCCAAGAGAACAAGACCCGAGACTTTGAAACTGTAGAAGAAGCGATGGAGGAAGTAGCATGATCTATATGACAAAATGCAATACTTTCTGCACCACAGAGATTGTGGACATCGACGACATTACGTTTCCACAAAAGGCCAACGTAGACCTGAAGCTGTACAAGCGTGCCAAGTCTGGCCTGTTCTACCCACCGCACAAAGCGTTTGACCGAATCATCACGCAAGACCTGATCGACTACGTTAATGACAACCCAGTAGAGGGTAAGACAGCGTTCTTGTTTGCAGCGGGTAGCCAAGGATGGGGGCCGAATAGTGGCAAGTACGACCAGAACCCAGATGCCCTGCTACACCACAAGTGCAAGATACCGTTTATCACACTTACAAATATCTATGCAGGGCGTATTGCTAGTGTGTTCCACGTCAAAGACCACGTGTCTACGGATGCTAGTGCCTGTGCGTCTAGCCTTAAAATTATGATGGACATGCAGCACCTGTTTCACCTCTACGGGTTTGACCGTGCCATCGTCATGGCGGGTGAGGATTCTACCAACGTGCAGACACTAGAGTTCTTTGGTGAGGCTAATGGGCACATACCGCTTGATTCTGACCGTGTACCATCGGCATTTGACAGCGAGAACTACGGGTTTCATGTAGGTCAAGGATGCGCCATAGCTGTGTTTGAGAAAGAACACAAAAACATGGCTGACCCTCTATGTAAGTTCTTAGGTGCATATGCTGCAGCGGAAGACAACACTAACCCACTAGGGCAACGTGAGGACGGCGACGGCTACTACAAGGCTATACAGGGCGCACTAGAAGTTGCGAAAGTTGCCCCGAAGAAAGTTAACCTCGTCAAAACACACGGTACAGGCACGCAGATGAATAACAAGTCAGAACGTGCAGCCTTAGAGCGTTCGTTGTCAGATTTTATCGCTACATCATATAAACCTAGTATCGGACACACTCTTAGCGCAAGTGGCCTCATGGAAACTGGGTTGTTGCTAAATGACATGAAACGCGGTATTGTACCTCAAATCCTCAATAGGACTGAGCATGATGACGTGTTCCTGTCCTACGATGCGCCTGTCCCAGACAAGGGACCTTTCATGAGTTTAGCAGCAGGTATGGGCAATACGTATGCCGCCGCTCTCTTCTCGACGGAGGTGTAGGATGGATAACGTAGACAGCAGAGAAACCCCGCTACCAGCACCTACAGTTTTACTTGAGGCTGTACGTAAATATGACAACTCAGGGTACCCCCCTGAAGTTGCCGTTGCTGCGCTTGCGGAAGAAATGAACATGCCAAACTCGGATCGGGTGCAGATTGGTAATACTGTGTACTTGGGCCACAGAGGTAAAGGCGACAACAAAGACCTTATGGTGGGGCGTGCGTTCAACATGGATACAGGCGAGATGTTTGTTCGCAATGGCCTGAAGTATGTTGAGTACATGTATCGCAAAGGCATTCGTCGCTATGTGACCCAGTACGATGGTGACACGTTTGATGCAGCGTTTCGAGTGTTTATACGTAAAGCTGAGCCTGCAGGGTTAGACATCCAACTCCACAAGCGAGACAACGACAAAACTACAGTCACAGTGGACATGACTAAGTATGATGGGGATTTTAAATAAATGTCATTCATTGTCGATGCAGTAGAAGACGTTATTAACTGGGCTGTTGACGAGGTTATCAAACCTGTTGTTGATGGTATTGGTGACGTTATTAACTATGTGCTCGACAACCCCATTGAAGCTATTGCCAAGATCGGCCTTACAGTAACAGGTAACGCGTGGGCTATCCCCCTTGTAGACGGTGCAAAAACCTTAGCTGAAGGTGGTGATCTTGGTGATGCTCTAAAAGCCGCTGCGATTTCATATGTAGGTGGTAAAGTTGGCACAGTTGCAGGTAAGTATGTTGGTAACGTAGCGGGCGATTACTTAGGTGATAGTCTCGGTAGTCAGATTGTTTCTGCGGGTATATCTGGAGGTACTAAGGCCGCTGCCACCGCTCTTGTATACGGACAGGACCCGTTAGAAGCGTTTAAGACAGGAGGCATACAAGCCGCGCTAGGGGCATCGTTAGGTCAAATTGACAATGCTATGGAAGGTCAGTTTGAGAACCTTAACGACGGCGTTAAAAACAGCATTATATCGGGCATGTCTGCGGCTATTGGTGACGGTGAAATATCCGCTACTGAGCTAGGAAGTATTGTAAAAACATACTCTGGTGTTGGCGACTTTATGACCAACTTCCTAAAAGATAACGTAGGTCTGTCTAACACCGCAGCGAATGTTATTACAACTGCGGTTACTAAAAGCGTGTCTACAGCATTAGCAGGCAACCCTGATCTATCTGGTGATGCCTTCTTCAATACACTAAGTGATGCGGGTGCAGAGGCACTTAAAAAGGTTATTGATAAACCTGTAAATGACGCAATCGACAAAGTTAGCGGGGCCTATGGTAACACCGAAGCCGCCGCCGATGCACTAAACAATGCTACTACAAAAGCGGGCCAGTATGCTGATGAGTATAACAGACTGCAAAGTGAACTAAATGGCAAGGTCGCAGAGCAAGACGAACTAAAAGACGCCTATGATAGAGCGCTAGCAGCGTACAACAGCAACCAAACAGAAGCCAACGCCAATGCGGTCAACGCTGCGGCTAAGAAATTCAACGACTACGCCACTGCACTCGAAAAAGACTATAACGACAACTACAAAGACCAGCTTGCCGCAGCCGAAAGCAACTTTAATAAATACAACGATCAAATTGCAGGTCTGGAAGACGCATATGAAGACGCTAAAGACTGGATGGTTACAACGTCAGAAGACTTAGCTGACGAACTAAAACCTGTCATGTCTGCAGCCGATAAAGCTGTGTCGCTAGTTCTCACAAATGGTAACTTTGATGAAGACGCTTACAGGCAGATTGC